GGGACAGCATCTACGCGTCGCAGCCGCCCGAGGTGCAGCGGGCGATGGCCGAGATGCGCAAGATGGTGACGCGCAAGACGCAAGAGCTGGCGGCCGAGAAGAAGGCCATCGAGGCGCAGCGCAAGGCGCTGGTGGCGCCTGAGATTGCCAAGGCGCTGGAGGCGCCCCCGCTGGCTGGAGAGGTTGACCCGTTCGACCCGAAGAGCTTGTCGGCGCACATCGAGGCCGAGGTCAAGCGGCGGCTGGCTGAGGTGCTGGAGCCGGTGCGTAAGCAGAGCCAGCAGGCTGAGGCGCAACAGCGGTACGAGTCCTTCATGGCCGAGCATCCTGACCTGAGCGCCGACAAGGCGCTCCGCACGGAGGTTGCCTCGCTGCTCAAGCAGAACGCGGCGCTGGACCTTTCGACGGCGTACTACGCAGTCAAGGGGCGCCGGTCCCGCGCTGCTGAGGCCGAGGCTGCCAAGCGTGTGGCGCTGGAGAGCCGGGCTGCCCAGCGTGCAGCGCTCAACGTGTCGACCGGCCCGCGCGTGGCGGGTGGGCGCGTGGAGCCGAGCATCGACCCCAAGGCGAGCGCGTGGGAAATCTACCAAACGCTTGCGAAGGCACGGAGCGTGTAGTACCTTCCTGCCATCTCACAGCCCCGACAGGACACGCTGCTGAGGTGGCCCCCCGCCGCGGGACACGCCCCTTCACCACTGACCAGTTTAGAGGCCAATCATGCCGATCCAGAAGGACATTCTGGCGTCGACTCTCCAGATCCTGCGGGACAAGGAAGTCGACAACACCTTCCGCATCATCCCCTTGCTTGAGGCGGTGCAGCGCACCGGCACCATCGAGAAGGTCAACGGCGGCGCCTACGTGGACCACCCCGTCATCCTGACGGACCACTCCACCCTGACGCAGCTCAGCACCGGGTACGAGGCCATCAACCTGGCCGTCAAGGACCCGATGCGCACCGCGACCTACAACTGGTGCGACTTCGTGGCGCCGATCGTGCTCACCAAGAAGGAAGAGCTGAGCAACAAGGGCGAGCAGGCGAAGGTCAACATCCTTCAAGCGCGCCTCAAGCAGACGATGGGCATGGTCAAGCGCGAGGTTGAGAAGCAGCTCATCCGGGGCAACAGCACCGTGCTGACCGAGTTGCAGACCCTCAACGGCACGAGCGCCGCTGCCGGCACCGGCTGGTTCGAGGGCGCCACGTTCGGCTCGCAGGGCAACACCGTGGGCGGCATCGCCAAGAGCGGCTTCCCGCTCTCCTGGCAGAACCACGTTCAGAACGGCAGCTTCGCGGCCAACGGCCTCAAGAAGATGCAGCAGTTGCTCATCGACATCCAGCAGACCGCGCCCGAGGGCGATGTCGACATCATCCTCGCCAGCCCGCTCTCCTACGGGCTGTACAAGGATGAGTTGCAGCAGTTGGAGCGCTACGTCAGCGCCACCGAGCAGCGCAACATGGCCGGCCGCCTGGGGCTGGAGTTCAACGGCGCCGCGATGTACATCGAGCCCAACCTGGGCTTCACCGGCACCATCGACCGCGTGGCCCCGACGACCGCCCCCGTGTCGATGTACTTCCTGAACAGCAAGCTGTTCACGGTGTACTTCGATCAGGACGCGTTCTTCTCGCTGGAAGAGCCTGACATGATCTCGGGCTACGCCGCGTTCTCTCAGAACCTGCTGGTCCGCATGCAGCTCGCCACGAGCAACCTCAGCGGCCACGGCATCCTCGTCAACGCGGAGACTTGATCATGGCCCAGAACACCCTGCTCCAGTACCTCGACAACGACGCTGGCGGCGCTGGCGTCACCTCGTCCAACCGCCGCACCACCGAGATCTTCCTCGCGGGCGAAACGGTGGTTGTGGGCGATGTCGTGTCTCTCGACCTGGCTCAGTCCAGCGACGGCGACAAGGGCCTCATCATCGTCAAGGCCGACACCGGCACCGCTACCGACACGATGGCGGTCGGCGTGGTGCTGCGTTCGGCTGAGCCGACCGGCGCCCTGACCATCGGCTCCCGCATCGAGGTGGTCACGCGCGGCCTCGTCACGGCGAACGTTGACGGCGCCACCGTCGCTGGCTCCCGCCTCATCGTCGGTTCGACGGCTGGCCGCTTGGCCATCGCCGCCGACATCGTGGAGAGCGGCGCTGCCACCGTGGCCCAGCGCCCGATCATCGCCATCGCTGCCGAGGCGGACACCGCCAACCTCGCCAAAGTCTACGTCCTCGCCAACTTCTGAGCGCGGCGTCGACTGCCCCGTCCCCGGCGCCTCCCTGGGGGCGGGGCTTTCGCTTGATGGAGCACGAGCATGGCAACCCTGGCTGAGCTGCGCGGCTACGTCGCCAACGTCCTCGACTACGACCCGCAGAACCCGACGTACCGGGCGCAGGTCGACGCCATGCTCAACGAGGCGCACCGGCGCATCGTGACCGAGAAGCCGTGGACCTTCATCAACAAGGTTGCGGACGTCATCGCGTACCCCGACCGCAGCGCCACAATGTCGTTTTCGACGACCACGGGCAGCGTGACGACTGGCAGCGCGTTCTTCACCAACGACATGGTGGGGATGCAGGTTGAGGTTGAGAACGGCAGCACCTACGAGATCGCGTGGGTGGAGACTTCGACGCAGGCATGGTTGACGACGGCGTTCACCGATGGCCTGCCGACGACGCGCACAGCGAAGGTGGTGCATCGGTTCCTCGACATGCCGCAGGATTGCGTGCAGGTCCTGGGCCTCTCGCGCCGCGTGCAAGAGCTGAGCGCCACCGACCCTGGCCAGCTCCTGCCGCTGATGCGGTACGAGGACGAGTGGTACAACCTGCCGCTGGGCGAAGTGAACCTGCCTAACTACTGGATCGAGCAGGACCCCGCCTACACGGCGGCGCCGCGCCAAGGCGTGACGCTGGTTCCCACCGTCGAGCCGCCGGGGCAGGGTGTTCGCACGCTTGAGATTGCGGTGGCGCACAGCCGCGCCGCTCGGCTCAGCCCGTTGACGGCTACGCAAACGGTCACGCTGAGCGACACGCAGGGCCTCGACCTTGACTTCCAAGGCATCCCCGACGAGACGGGCTACTACCGGCAGGTCTACTACCGGGCGCCGACCATCGGGCTGCAAGAGTGGCGCCGCCTGCCGGGGCAGAACGCGTGGCCGTACACCGGCATCCGGCAGGACCCCAACACGGCATCTGGCGTCAGCGCCTTCCGCATCTCGCTGGCTGACTTGCAGAGCGAGGTGGTGTGGCTGCTGCCGCGCCTGGAGCGCAGCGACGGCTTCATCGCACGGGTGCGCCTGTACCCGCGTCAGGACAAGCAGTACACGTTCCAGTGTCGGTACATCCAGCGCCCGCCGCTGCTGGTGGAGGACACCGACGTTCCTGCCATCCCAACGGCGCACGCGCTGATCGTGGCGTACCGTGCGCTGGCGGACCTGCTGGTGAAGCACGACAACGCGCCACAGGCTGAGCTGTTCAAGCGGCGCTACGCTGAAGAGCTGCTGAAGATGGAACGCCGCTACCTCATCACGCCAGGGCGCCGCATCGTGAAGGGCGATTGGCAGACGTCGACGGACCCGACGACGTTCAGCCGGTACGGCCGACTGGTGCATACGTGAAGGGGCAGATTCTCCAGAGCCCGCGTGCGGGCGGCCTCACCCTCGCCCAGCCGCAGCCGCTGGAGGGCGCCAGCATCGCGGAGAACCTGGCGGTCGACGGCGACACGCTGGGATGGAGCACGCGCGTCGGCTTCGAGCGTTACCGGCCCATCCCTGGCGCCGGCTTCGCGCCGTTCGCTGGGCTCGGGCGCATCGACAGCCTCTTCGTGTTCCAGCAGGTCGCGGGCGGGGCGCGCCAGCACATCCTGCTGGAGAGCGGCGGCGCCCTGTACCTGTTCTACGAGGCCAACGGCGCGGCGCCGTCGTTGCAGTTGCTCCGTAGCGCGCGGGCGGTGCCGGCAGTCACTGAGCCGGCCTCGCAGTACGCGGTCTACAAGGACTTCCTGATCATCACCAACGGCTACGACGCGCCCTTGATGGTGCGCCCGTGGCCGCTGGGCTCAGACGCTGAGGCGACGCTGGCCAACGCCAGCAGCCTGTGTGTGCGCACGCTTGGCTGGCAGGGCGCCCCGCGCCCGCCTGACCCGTTGCGAGTGTCCGCATCTCTCGGCATCAGCACCACTGATTACCGTGGTGGCGGCGACACGTTGACGCTGCCGGTCCCGGCGAACGCATCGGCGCTGCCGTCCGGGCTGGGTGGCACGGCTGGTATCGGGTACTCGACTCGCAAGTCGGCCGGGCCTCCCGTGGTGCCACGCGAAAACGAGTTCAGCTACAGCGTGTCGTGGATCAGCGACACCGGCAGTGAGAGCCCGGTATCGAACGCATCCGAGGTGGCGTGGGAGCAGAGCGGCACGATTGGCTATTACTACGCTGTGGGGCTGCGCCTGCCTATCGGGCCGCCTGGCACCGTAGCGCGCAACCTGTACCGGTCCAACAACCACGCGCAGGACGCGTGGGCCGAGGGCGACACGAGCCGGTACTTCTGCATGCAGGTCCGCAACAACGTCGACGAGCTGGTCATCGACAGCTACCGGGTGCTCGGCGCTTCGGAACCGACGCCGGACCAGAGCGTACCGCTGCCAGCGCCGCGTGCGCGGTTCTCGGCGGTGTACCGCGACTGCCTGTTCCTCGACGGCGGGGTGGCTGAGCCGACAACGCTGTTCTACTCGCAGCCCGGCTTGCCTGAGCAGTTCGGCGCCGCCAACTTCGTGCGCCTGAGCAACAGCACCGGCGGCGTTACGGCGCTGGTGAGCTTCTACACCGCGCTGCTGGTGTTCCGTGAGGGCGGCATCGACGTCCTTGTGGGCGACCCTGAGAGCGGCTTCCAAGTCACGGCGCTGAGCAACCAGGTGAGTTGCCGTTCGCCGTCGACGGTTGACGTCGTGCCGGGCGTGGGCGTCGTGTTCCTGGCGGTGGACGGGCTGTACGCTGTGCGGGGCGGCTTGCAGGGCGGCTCGCAGTTCGAGGTGCTGCGCCTCAGCACGGGCCTTGAGCCCATCTTCCGCAGCATGACGCCGGACTGCCTGCCGCGTGCGGTGGGCCGGTACTCCCCTCGCACGCGCGAGTACCATGTCTACTTCGCCACGCAGGGCGCCGATCGCCCGTCGCTGGGCGTCGTGTGGCACATCGAGAAGGGCGCGTTCTCCACCCGCTCCGGGTTCCCTGTGGGCGCGCTGGACCGGCTGTACAACGGCGAGCTGGTGTTCGGGCATCACACCGGCATCGAGGGCGCCGGGCAGGGCGCCACGCCGCCGGCTGGTCT